CAAGACAGTAGGTAAGTTTCTAGCAAAATGGAAACCCCACCGCACTATACAAATTGGTGATGAAATAGACCTGCCTCAACTAGGCGGTTTTAATGCCGGCACTATTGATGAGATGGTCGGCAACATAAATGATGACAGAAAACTAACTCAAGAGGTATTAACTTACTTGGGAGTAACGGACGTGTTAGGCAGCAACCATGGAATCAGACTTTATAGATCAATCAAGAAACGATTGCCAAGCTTGCTTAATTTGCCGGAATTGCAATATGAACGTTTTATGGGATACGACAAACTCAAAATTAAGTTTCACCCATACGGACTTGACTGGGCGCATGGTTGGACAGCAGTTCACGGTGACGCCTTCCCTCTCAGCCAAGTACCTTCACAAACGGCTTTAAATGGGGCAAGAAGGCTAGGAAAGAGCGTGGTGTGTGGTCACACCCACAGATTAGGGTTATCAGCCTATACAGAGGCGTCTAGGGGGCAATTAGGGCGTACTGTATGGGGATTAGAGGTCGGCAATTTAGTTGACCTTGCTTCAAGTGGTATGGCGTACACACGCGGTTATGCAAATTGGCAACAAGGGTTCGCTGTTGCCTACGTGCAAGACCGTAAGGTGCAAGTAATTCCTATTCCTATTAATAACGGCACGTTTATATTTGAAGGCAAGCTGTATGGGTAGGCAAACCGATTATGAGCCAAGGGACATAGATCAACAAATTGATGAGTTTGACTCTCTAGGAATACTTTAGGGTTCGTTACCAAAACGTTATGAAACTCGCCATGTACGGCGTTGTAAATGTCGTAGCTATAAGTCATGCTTTTCCTATCCAAGTTAACGGAACTTGGTGTAACGGAAAGGCTTAAATGAAAATCAAACATGCTAACGCATTAAAAGACTTTAAATTAAACGCTTTAAACTTTGAGCGATTAACTGAAAGTCAAATGCAATTCTCAGGTCATAATTGGGAAATTCAAGAATACCGATTTGACCAAGAAATGAATTACAATCACGAATATATTTATTGGGTTGAAAGTTATGCTGCTTTAATCCTCGCAGGGCATTACCTTTCAGATATAGGTTATTCCTACAATGAGTCTTATGACAGCGCAGTAGAAATGCACTGTTTTACAACCGACTATGCTGGCAGTTGGAACGACTAATGAAAATCAACGGATTAACGATTTTATGGTTTGTCATTTCTACTGGATTAATTTCCTTTGCCCTTAACTTATGGCAAAAAGAAGCTTACAATAAAGGCTATTGGAGAGGTCGGGCAATAGGTTGGGAATCGCACCGACGATTAACCAACATACAAAAAGAGTCCGACGAGGTGTTTGATTATGAAAAGAACTGAGGAACTTTTAAATGATGTCCAACTCACGCTTGTTCAGCGAGGAAGTATTTATGGCTCTCCGGAAACAAATCACCGACGAATCAGCGAATTGTGGTCAGGTTACTTGGACACTTACATTTCGCCTGAGCAAGTCGCAATGTGTATGTTGCTCGTCAAAACAGCACGCCTCAGTCAGTCAAGTGACCATGAGGACTCACTCACCGATCTCATTGGATACGCACTTATCTACCACAAAATTGTTAGGGAAATGAGGGGCGAGGAAAATGGCATTTAACATAAACGACTATGAAACGGTAGAGGTGCGCCTTGCTAAATTTATTGCTGAATATCCTGACTTTCGTATTTATACTGAGCTTTTGGAGTCTAGTCCTACGCGTTTTATTGTCAGGGCTTCAATATATCGTACGGAGTTGGACGCTAGTCCTTGGGCAACTGGGCTTGCTTATGAAGTGGTTACTGATAGAGGTGTCAATTCAACTTCTGCACTTGAGAACGCGGAAACTTCTGCAATTGGGCGCAGCCTCGCTAACGCTGGATACGCAGCTAAAGGAAAAAGACCTTCCCAAACTGAAATGGCTAAGGTCATTGCAGCGGAAACTCCTACCCAAAGTTTCAAGGAGAAACTAGAGCAACGTCAAAACATGTACGGAACGGCTGGCAGCAAGTCAGGACAGATTGAAACTATTTTGAGAGATAGTTTTGAAGCTGATAAAAAACCTGAACCTGTTGTTTGGTCTGTTGGTGATGTTGTTGACGCAGTTGGAAGTGCAACACCTAATCCGCCGCCGGAGTGTGAGCATGGACATACCTTAAAACAGGGAATTACAAAGGGCGGAAAAACCTACTATGGCTACGTTTGTAAAGGCAATGTCAAAGAACATGCACGTTGGGCAAAGCTTTCAGCAAACGGTCGCTGGTTCTTTGAGGGGGAATAATGGGTGATATGGAAATGATTGACCCAACTGGTATGCGAGCAACTTTTACCGATAATGGTGTTGTGTTGGACGTAGTGCCTTTATCTGAGTGTTGTGAAATGTGTAATGACCCTAGGTTAATTACCGTGGACGGCATAAAGAAATGCGTGGCGTGTGGTTGTATTAACCATATTGAATTAAACCACCATGCCTAGATATGATTATCATTGCGATTTCTGCGACGACGCCGTGGAACTCGTACTAGCGGTTGACCAACAAGTGCCAAGGTGTTCAAAGTGTGGGGGATTACTCAGGCGTTTGTGGTCAACCGTTGCAGTTCATTTTAAAGGTGACGGTTGGGCTGGTAAGAAATGACCGAACCAATAAGACAAGTTTATGGCGACGGTAGGAAAGAGAAGCTAGTCGCTGATTGGTTAGCCACGAACTTTAGGTGGGAGTTGTATCCCACGCCAAGATTCTATTTTATGGATTTCCTTGTTAACCAAGTAAAAGATGGCGGATACGCTAATTACATTGGTGGACTTGAAATCAAATGGGTCAACAGATCAATCAATGATGAGCTTAAGTTTCCATTTCAAAAGCTTCAAAAAATGTGGCTTACTGAACCGGTTGATGATGACCCTCAAGCTTTTAATCGTATCTGCATTAGATATAACGACGGTTTATTACTTGCCCCTGCAAGTGCCTTTCGTCATGGCAGACCTCTCTATGGGTTAACTAGAGCTGATACAAATGAATACGATTTTAACGTTTGCTTCACAGCTGCAATTGACTTGCCAAGATATGTAATTGCCACGGTGATTAATGCCTGATTTAACTTGGGTATTTAAATGTAATAAATGCGCTAAACCTATGCTATTTCATGAGATTCCAGAGCTTGAGGTGGGTGAGGAACATGTTGTAGTTACGTGTCTTAAGTGTGAAAACACCGGTGTAAAGGCTAGAATTGAGGCTGTAACTGATAAAACGGTTATCCGTTGTTCTAAATGTGGGGCATGGAAAATAGAAAGTAGCACCTGCTCTACATGCAAAAAGATCAATGTCCTAAGTGTCTAGGATATAACACAAACACGATTCAATCGGGTTCGGAGTATGTACATGACTGCAATAAGTAAACATGAGTGGGTTGAAGGCTGGGGCTAATTCCCACGATATTGATTGGGATTACCAAAACAAGCTGCGTCAACAATGGTTAACAGATAATCCACAGGCAGAATACTTAGGGTGGGTATCCATATGAAATCTATCATCAGTAGCAATTTCACGCACGGATTTGACAACGTGAGTACACTATCAGCAAGCGACGCGCCTTTAAGCGCGAACGCGAGCCGCTTCAGCGGATTGCTCGCGAGTTCGTTGCTGCTAGTTATTGGGACAGCTCTTTGCTTAATGGTATTTAGCCTTAATTCTAAAACAATTGATTCCTCTTTAGCTCTTACTCAAAAGCCTTCAATGGTTTCATTTAAAGATTATGCACGATTAAAGATTGATAGTCTTGAGCAGTACAAATGTCTTAGTCGTTTATGGGGTGCTGAATCAGCATGGAATCCTAAAGCTGTTAATGGTAGTCATTACGGTATTCCTCAAGGCAAGTCAGTATACTTGAGTACAGTAGACGGATATAAACAAATAGACTGGGGTCTTGGCTATTTAGCACACCGATATAGGTTAGACAATAAAGGTTACATTAATGCGTGTGCTGCATTAAAACATTTTGAGAAAAGGAATTGGCATTAGTAAAAAGGCATTAGGTACTGGTCGTTGGAAAAAGACTAGGTTGGCTGTACTAGCTAGGGACGGATATGTGTGTAGTTATTGTGGTACTCACCTAGACGATAACAACGCAACAGTTGACCACATACAGAGCAGAGTGTCCGGTGGGGACATATTCAATTTAGACAACTTAACAAGTGCTTGCCGTCGTTGTAACCAATCAAAGGGCGCACGCTCAAAACCCCTTTTTTTTAGGTCAGGTTCTAC